GCTCCGCTTGCAATAACATTACCTTGTTCTGTTCTTCTCTGTAAAGATGCTGTATAGCCTAACTGAGAAACTTTTATGTCTTGTGCAACATCATTACTTGTAAGTTTTGCCCTAAACTGAAAGCCTCTACCTTTATAAGTTCCATTAGCAAATGTTTGAAAGTCTGAGTAAGTTGGTGAACCAGATGGGTCATCTTGTGTAACTCTTACTAACATTTCAGCGTTAACTTCTGTAGCTGTAACACCATCAAAATCTGTCCATGTATCTAAATTTGCTAATCTACTGTCAATCAAATCGTTAGGATAAAACGCTTCTGTTAAAAAATGGCGTTTAAGGTCAAGACTAAAAACACCGCCTAAATCTAAAGTTGTACCACCTGCTGTGCCACCAAAATCGTATGTTCCTAAAGGATTTATTCCACCAAAATCATCTAAAGAAGCAACTGTATCAAAATCTGTAATGTTATCAAAATTACCGCCTCCAGTTAAATTAAGACTATTTGTTGTTGCATCAAAAGCTACATTAGTTTTTGTACCTTGAAATTTAGGATTATCTAAATCTTCTCGTCTTGTCTGTGTTACTAAAGGTGCTTGATTATCAGGAAGATCCAGTATAATACTTGTCTCACCTGGACAGAATCTTCCTCCATCATCTTGAAATTTTAGAATATACTCACCCTCAAGATACGGAACATCCGCAGATGTGGTAGCACCACTAAGAGCTTGAATAAGATCAGTAGCATTAGAAAAAGTCCCATTACCATCAGTTAAAGGAGAATGTCTGACATACACCCTACCTCCATGAGTAACATCTAAATCTGTAGAACGATTCCAACGTAATCTTACTAATTTTTCATTTATTGGTTCACCTGATAATCCAGTTACATTTGCTGGTAATGCAGTTTTGCCTATTGCCTCAAATGTTAAATCACTTGAAGATGAACTGATTTGTAATGCAGCATTAAAACTAAAAACTTGTATTTCATATGTACCAACATCAGTATTAAATATTTCAAAATCAGGACTACTAACTGTTGTTGAAATGAAATTGCCGTTGTTAAATCTATAGTTAACTGCATATTGCGTAACACCTGTAACTGGCTGCCAACTTATTATTAATTTAGAAACAGCCTGATTATTAATTAGAACAATTTTTTCTTGTGCTTGCAAAGCACTAGGCGGTTCACGCTCTGCTGTTAATGTTGTTATTGGTCTTGCTTCTATTGTTTCTCCATCTTCAATAAAGGCATATTTTTCGTTTACATAACTTAATGCCGTTATTGCATAATTTACACCCTCTGATTCCTCAACAGTTATTACCCTAAACTTTTGTGCTTGTACTGTATCATCTTGCAGTAACCAAACTGTATTAGCATTTGGAGTTTGAGAAAAAGCAGAAGATACTGTTATTACCTTTCCTACAACACTTGATACTGACTTAGTTTCAACAGTTCCATCAGGTAATATAACACTTAATAAAGGATTATTTGTTGTTGGTAAATCCGTTGAATCAGAATTATCTACAGTTATCTGAGTTGTTGTAGCAGAACTCACTCTTCCTCCTCTTCTAACACCAGAGCGTACAGGATCAGCTATATCTATAACCGCACCTGGTCTTACTATTGATCCACAATCTATTGATGTTTGAAATGCAACTATTTCAGACTCATTTTGCTCACTAAATAACATTGCTTTGCCTAATCTTCTTGCTTGTCCTCTGCTAGTGCAAGCAAATGCTTTTACTCTTTTTACAATGACTCCATACTTTGCTATTGCATCATCATCTTCTACGAATTCATAATCTACATCACGCAAATCCATATCATAATATGCAACTGATATAACAGTATTTCTTGTTTTTAAACCGCTGCCTGAGTAATTAAAACCTTGTTCTGTGACATTAGATAAATTGAATAAATATGAGGCATCTTTTGGACTATCTTGTGTCAGTTGTATTGTTCCAGCAGACCACATTGGCATACATCTCATTACACCAGCCAATTCATTGATTAATCCATATGCTTCAGATGAAGATTGTATAACAACATTACAACTAAATCTTGCTTCTTGACCTCCAAATCCATCGTCAACCAATGTATTAGCAAATTTACTTGCAGTGACAAAAGAAAACAAATCTAATGAACTTTCTGTTATATGCGAACCAAAACCATATCTAGTATTTGTTAATAAATCTAAAAGTATCATTGCTGGACATGAGCACCATTGGGCTGCACCTAATACTCCATTAAAAATGTAACCGTCAGGATAAACAATACGACCTGTTGTACTATCAACTGTTGGTGTACCAGAACCGTTTGCACCTGCACCTGGTATTTTTACTTTTATACCTCTAATTTTAAATTTACGAGAAGGTATAGCACTAAACGACATAGAATCTATGCGTAAAGCAGTATATGCACTATTTAAATATTTATTATTATCATCATTAATTTCAGCTAACGTAGTCCATTGAAAAGAATCCTGTAAATTAGAATCTGTGCTATCTTCTGTTATTCTTGTTACCCTTATGTCAACAGGAAAGCTTCCATTTATATCTATCCTATATTCTTTTTGATAAGCATCTGGAGTTCTACCTGTAACTGTGTCTGTAATAATATCAGTGAAGCCACCAGAATTATATTGAATTGAAATTTTTAACTCTATACTCGAACCTAATAAATCACCATTATCTGTTGCTTTTTGTATTTGAGGAAAAGTTAATGTAACTACAGCAGCGTCAACTGTCGTACTTGTAATTGTTCTAGTTACAGGAGTATCTTTTGTTACTTCAACTCCTACTGATGTAAGAGATGAGCTATTTTCTACACCAAGTACTCTTTCTTGATCCGAAGTTCCAAAACGTATTTTTAAATCATCTTTAGATATAGCAAAATTAAAATCAGTTGATTCTGGATTAGCTGAATTTGCTGTTTGTTTTAAAACAGGAGTTTCATTTAAAAAAATATCTTTTAAAGCGGCATTTGTATATGCATCTGTACCTCTTGTTCTACCTTCTTTTGATGGTGAAGCAAAACCTTCTATTTCTCCTTCGGAAATCAAATCAAGAAATGTAGCAAATTGTCTGCTATGTAAAGTATCAGGTGTTCTAGTGGGTTTAGGAGGTGGCGGTGCAGAGGGATTACTGGGAGAAGGTACTTGCTGTATTATTGTTCGCTGTTGAACTACAGGCTGAACTACAGGAGGTTGTGGTGTAGGTATTGTCCTACCCCTGCCACCAAAACTACCTCTAATAATTTTTGGTTTTTTCTTTTTGTTCATGCTCTTACCTGATTAGTGTCTAACGCTCCACTGATAGTTATAGAGCCTGTCATTATTTCGCCATATACCAAAGGCACTGGAACCCCAGCCCTACCTGTATTTTGTGTACCAGAAAAATTGTATGAAAGTCTTGGATCACCTGCTGCTTCCATTTCTGCAACTGATCCTGATCCTGATGCAACACTAGAGCTACCACCACCAAAACCACCAAAACTTCCACCGATTGGTTTAAATTCTGGCACAGGATATAACATCTGTGATACACCATTTATAGCCATCATAGCTCCAACTCCAGCAACAGCTTTAGTTAAAAAACCAACATTTGCCAATGATCCAGCTTTTAATCCCCCAAAAAGCCCTACTTTACCTGCACCTGCTGCTACAGGCATTATAAATGCAAGACCAACTAGAGCAATACCACCTAAAACTTTTCCTACTCCACCTCTAGAACCACTAATGACAGGAACTATATGTATATCTTGTTGCCCTATTGGATCATGTAATTCGTTTTTATCAATAGCATAATCACCAACTTTAACTTGATAGTACCTTGGATTAATATATGCTTCAGCCTGTGGAAAGTTATGTACTAAAAAACTTATTGCTTTTGATAAACTATCTACTTTTATTTCAAATTCTTTATGACCTATGAATTCTGCAAGTTCTCCATATAATTTTAATTTACGCAACATAACGATACCTCCCTCCTGTGCATTTTAACAACCATTCAGAATATGGTTCTCTACAAGAAAGTCTACCTACTTGATGGTGTAAAACATCCCCATCTAAGAAAATAGCTACATGATTTAATCCTGGAGAACCTATAGACATTAATAATGCATCATTATCTATAGCTTTTTCTTCTGGTCTTAGTTCTCTAAATCCAGTTCTCCATGCACAACTTTCAAATAGTGGATTTAGTAAAAAATCCTCTGGTGTTGTAGGGCGTTCCCAATCCCTTAATTCTATATTTAATTTTTCTTTATAATAATCTCTTACAAATGCCCAACAATCAGTTACACCCCATACCCAAGGTCTACCAAACAAAGGTGGTTTGTATCCGCATGGTTCATAATATCCCCACTCTTCTGTTTTTGGATTAACAATATGCCAAGGTAGATTTCCTTGCTCGCAACTTATCTTATCTGCTTGACTTGCAATAGGTCTTGATATTGGATGACTATGCACAATTGCAGTTATGTCACCTAAATTACTACCTTTTATGTAATCCTCTGGATCAATAATGAAACATTGATCTGCTGTAGTTGATAAATTATGACAGGGATAATACTTTTCTTTACCTTTAATATTTAATAAAAGACCACAAGACTCTGTTGGATCTACATTTTTTGCATGAATAAGTGCATCTTCTTTCCAAGTCACGATATAAATGTACCAATAGAAGGAAAATCTTTTTTTGTAACCTGACGTTTAGGTGCAATAACACCAATTAAATCGAATACTGCTGCTAATTCAAATGATACAACTTCTCTATTTTCTGATGCTTTTCTATCTATTTTATAAATTTCCCTAGGAAACTCTGCTGTTGGATCAGGTGTACCTAATGGGTTTGTTTGTGAAGTAGATGTTGTTGTTATTTCTTGAGTCTGTGTACCTGGGTCGTTCATTGTGATTGTATTACCCATTCCATTACCGTGAACTGTGCAATAATATCTTAAGTCATTTGGAGCAGAAGGATAAGCTGGTTGATAAGTAACAATAGCTCCAGCAGTTCCAGCAGTTCCAGTTACGGTTGTTGTCTGTGCTCCTCCAGCATCAGATTTTATTGCTAAAGGATGTCCGCTATTTGAAGAATCTGATTGATCGAAAATATAAGTAGATCCTCTTTTCATTGTGATTACAGGATTATTTACACCATCAATCCTAAAAATATTTCCGCTTCCAGGATTATGAACAGTAACAGTATAAGTTACAGTTTCGGCATCAGCAGGGTTAGCAATAGTTTCTGTAGTCGTAGTGCTAGTAGTCGTTACAGGAAAATTAACAGCATCAAGATAACGTGCAAGAGTTCTTATTCTTGTAAAAGTTGCACCAGTAAGATCATTACCTGTTGTTACTTGGTTTACATTTAGCAAAATAGCTGTCATAGTTCCTAATGCATTACTAATAGTTAAAGTTGGTCTAGGTAACTGCCCTCTTTGATAAGCAAAACCCTCAACTTTTATAGGAAACTTTAAATATTGTTCTCCAGCCCAAATAATATCTCCATTAGCATTTAAACTTGTTCCATTATGAAATCTGTACGTTTGTGCAGAACCATGTAACGATAGATCTGTTGTAATAGTAAAAAGCTCAATCACTGCTGAAGGATTAATCTTTTGTAAATCTGAAATGATAGAAGCTGTACTCATGGTTCAAATACTTGTCTAAAAGTAGCAGTTACTGTTGCTCTATCTGCATAATCAATACTTTCATTGTAACCAGGTTCTGCAACAAATTTGTATGTATTAGTATCACCAGGTGGTGAATAATCAAAACTAGCATTGTCTGCTGCTCTAGCATTTAAAAAATCCATAAAGGTATCAGCCTCTGTGAGTGTTATATTTTTCCAAGTTAAATTAAATATTTTTGGATTTTGATTTTCTGCTAATCCAAAAGTAATTCTATGTTCAAAATTATCAGCAAAAGAAACAATAGTTGTTTTTGGTTCTTGTGTTTTTGATATTGAAAAAGATGCCTCTGGTGTAGCTGGAAATGTAGCCATTATGCAAGTAAACCTCCTGGTCTTTTCTGTTTAATTAATTCTGTCTCTATAGCTGCTGATAATGCCATACCAAGAGATTTTCCTTCTTCCTCACCTTGTACAGATGAGCCAGAAGCATCAACATTTACAGTTATATTAGTAGCTCCACCAGATGCTTCAACCCCTAAGTTGCCAGAACGACCACGTTTTAATGGAAGGATTGCTTCTGGCGAACCAGCTTCGCCCATAAGACCAAAGTTGCCACTACCACCAGATCCATATTTAAATAATGTGGGTTGCGTCACAATACCACCTTTTGCATATTTTGTAACTAAACCTTGATCAAAAACATTACCTTTTGCACTGAACAAACCTGTAAAAAACCCAGTGATTGGTTGCATTATTGTTTGTTGTATTGCTATTCTTGCAAGATCCGACAATATAGATTGCGTTAAATTACGAAAATTTAATTGGCCTGTCATAACAAAATTAACAAGAGCATCCTCCATACCTTTAAATGCACTTAAGGTTGCTTCTTCTATTTGTTTATTCATATCACTAATACTTTTAATATATGATTCCATACCAGCTTTTAAACTATCTAGTGTAGACATTCCTTTTTGTAATTTTTTATCCTCATTTTTTATAGCTTTTTCATCTAATTTATTTTGTTCTGCCTTTAACTTATTTAATTTATCTTGTGCTATTGTCAATTTAGCCAAAGCATTTGTTTTTAACCTTGTATTTCTTGGGCTATCATCTAATTGGTTAACTCTATCAAAATTTTTCTGTGCACTTGCTACGGCAGATTCTGCTTTTGCTATAGCATTTTCTAAACCTATACCCATAAATTCTTTAAATGCAGTTATTGCATCATTTATTATTCCTACAATGTCTCCAAACACTGCTTGAAACTCTGCACCTATAGGTCTTAACAAATCACCTACATTATCTTTTAAATTACTAATTTCTGTTTGTAATCTATCACCTGCTGATTCTGGTGCTTGTGCAAGAATTTTTGCATTCTCTCCATACTCATTAAATAATTTTTGACTAAAGCCTAAGAAATCTTCTAGGGTCACTTTACCTTGCTCTAATGCTTTATCTAATTCAGCAGGTGTTTTACCCATTGATTCTGCAAACAATGTAAAAGCCCCAGGCAAGCGTTCACCGAGTTGTTGTCTGAGTTCTTCGGCTGATACCTTACCTTTTGAGAAGACCTGTGATGTTGCTCGCATTGCAGACTTCATATCCTCTAGCGATCCACCAGTACCTCTAATACCAGAAGAAATAGCTAAGAATGATTTTTTTGCATCATCTACAGATAAACCAGCACCTTTTACAGATGCAGTAAGTGATGTAAATTGTCTCACAATAACGTCTTGTGGTATTGCTAAATCTTTTGATGTTTTTGCTAAAAATTTCTGTGCCTTATTGTACTCATCAGTATCACCTATAACTAGTTTTAATGCTTTTCTTTGCTTTTCTAAAGCTGCATCATATTGTGCAACTTCTGCTAATGCTCCTGTAAATTGTCCTACCTGTGCACCAATAGCACCACCAACTAATGCACCAGGTGCTCCACCAATTATGCCACCAATACCTGCACCAATTGCACCTTCTGCTCCACCAAAAACACCAGCACCTGCTATTGCACCTCCTATCTGTGCCATTCCTTTTAAACTACGACCTTTTCTAGCAGTTGTATTAAGCTTTCTGAGTCTTTTTTCTAACTGTTCTGCTCTCGCTGTAGCAACCTTGAACTCTCTACTTCCTATCTTTACAGAATTAGCTAATTGTCTATATGAATTAGATAATGATCTTGTGCCACTTATAGTTTCTGTAGCTGCTTTTTTTTGTTTTTGTAAACTTACTAATAATTTCTTACTAGAACTTGTGGATAGAAGAGAGTTATCATTTAACTTTTTTAAACTTGATGTTAATCCACGCAGCTTATCTACACCTTCAATACCAACTTTAAATTTTAATTTTGTTTCTTTATTTGCCATTATTTCTTATCCTTCTGCATTAGTTTCAATGCCTCGTATTCCATTACTTGTATTCCTTCAAACATAGCAACAGAATCTTTAACTG